CACCTGCTTTTTATACTGATGGGACTCGTACCAATTTTTCTAGAAGTTTAACAGTAAGTGATGCGCGACGAGATAAATTCGGCTTTTTTTTGAGATAATTGCCTCATCATCTCGTTGCACATTATGCAAAGTTATTTCAATTTGAAGGTGTTCTGCCTTTCACCTGTCCACCACCAATATTAGTGATCGTAACGTTACCTTGGTAAATGAAACCAGCTTTACCGACAATACCATTTTGAAGCGTTGATTCACTAGCTTTACCATCCTCACCAACGTTTCCGCCATCACCAGCTGCTAAGCCTGTTCCATCTGCACCATTACCAACAACAGACAATGTTGCTGCTGTACCAGCAAGATTTACGAGTGTTTTACCTTCAGGAGCTGTTTGATTGATGTTGTTGCCTCCAGTGCCTAATGGAACACCACCACCGCCTGCACCAACCGCATAATACTCTTGAGCAGTAATTGTATATTCTGATGTCCCAGCTGCACCGCCACCACCACCGCCTGCAATAAGGCCATAGTTACGTACATCGATAAAGCTACTTGCATTCTGAGCAATAATAGCTGTACCACCATCACCAACCATTGCAGTATTACCATCATAGTACCCGCCAGAACCACCAGTACCATATATATGACCATAGTTAATGATTTGACGGCTAGAACCATCTAACCAACTACCAGAAGTAACTGCAATCAATGTCACACCTGAAGCAATAACGAAAATAGCACGTGTAGCAGCTGTAGGTGCACCATAGGTCTGAATGAATAATTCTAGAAGGCTTACGTTAGTAAGATTCTGATCAATATATACAACCTGACCATCTAGATCATCCTGATTTCTATAATAAGGATACGGATAGCTGTTTAAATTCTCTAAATCTGTATTTGAAGCACCAAAACCCATAATTTTTAAATACGCAAAGCGTTCTCTTTGTCCACCAGTACTGCCACTGACATAGTCAAATCGAAAGTTAACGACGGTTCTACATTCCTGCAAACCATTCTCTAACTGAACTGTTTCATCATAAATATCAAGTAAACGAATTGCCGAATCGTCTTCAGCATTCTGATTTTCTTGTTGGCCCTGATAAAGCGCAGAGACATTAAGAATATTAGACATTCCTATAGGCAAATATACCTGAGCATTATAGTCACCATAGACAGTTCTCACTTTCACTGTTTGTTCAATAACACCATTCGGCATGATATGGGCACTGATGTTTTCAACTGTATGCTTAACCTGCCAGTTTAGCGGGTCATCAGTATAAATCTTTGGATTGACCGTAGTTTCAGGCGTTAATGTTCTATATAACAGTCTAAAATCTTTTCTCATTACATATTGTGGATGTGGATTTGATGCATCGACATGATCTTGGTCAGATTTAATACGTGCATTTCGCTCGTTATCAAGTAATGTTTGAACAATATCTAAAGCGGCATCTACATCATCTTTACCAGCCAAAGCATCAAACAATTGACGTGTTTTCTCTGGATCTAAAGTAATGTTTCTAAGCTCAAGTAGATTTGCCAATTCTTCTTGTATGGTATTGAGATAATCTGGCGTGAGATAAGTTGCATCTTGTCCACTTAAATCTGAATTGTCATGAAAGCCAGCTTTACCAGCTCCATTTACGTCTGGACGTGCGTTTACGCTATCAATTCGTTTCATACTTTTTCCTCGATGTCATACCGCAAATAAGCTGGTAAATAGTTTTCAATAATGCAGCCCATGTCAGCTTTAACTGGCGCTTTTAAGATAAGTTTGACTTTAAACCGTAGGCTTTCAGTGTTGACTGGAGACGTACATGGTACGGTGCATTGCATTGGCGTGTAACGTACTAAATCAATTAACTCCACACCAAACAGCGCTAAAAGTTCTTCTAGATAAGTACGATTAAGTACGTTTTTAGTTTTCTGAACCCATTGAATGATCTGTAATCGTTCTTCAATAGTTTTCGAGCCATTTACTGTGCATTTGAGTGGCAAACCTAACGACTGCTCATATTCGTTCAATAGCTCAACTGGAATGCCTTCTATAAATGAAAGCAATCGTTTTGCATCAATATCAGCTTGTGCAAGTACTTTTGCGTGTGCATAGATGTCATCTGCAATATTTGTATTTGGTGAAGTGTCATAACCACCAACTGGCAATAATTGACGAAGTACTGAAGCATATAGCTCAACAGTTTGATCAAATGTCATGCGTAATCCACCGTCAAATTACCCATACGAAGCCAACCAGTAATAAGTTTGGTATTTGTTGGCGCTAGATTGGTATTAGGCGTGATCTGTACATCAGCCACGCCCACTAACTCTTTAATACGGCTGATTAGAGTTGTTATTACAAAAGGTTCAGCTGGCTTTAATTGCCCGACATATTCCCGAACAACTTGCTCAACAACCTCCAGCCCAACAGTGCCTGTCACTAGAACACTAAGATTTATATATTCTTTGGTTGGTGCATAAGCTCTTACATCTGCCCAAAAACCTGAATATTCTTCTAAAGCTGCCTGAACAGCAGCTAATAAAGCAGAACTTGGTGAGTTAGGCGGATTACCAGCTGCTGTAACTGCAACATCTAATGAACCAAGACCACGACGTTTGGGAAAAATAAAAACATCTGCAACACCCGATACATCTTTAACAATTCGTTCTAGATCAGCTTCACGGTCACGTATTAACCCAAGCGCTTCCTTTGCCTGCATACGTTGACGCCATGCTTCTACTTCCTCAACATCTATGCCACCCGACATTTCAATAACATCGACCTGAGCTGCGACACCTGCTAAAGGGCTAACCCATAACAACTGTTGACCGTCAAAGTTCCAGCTCACGCCAGCCTGTTCGGCAATGACTTGAATTTCTCTTGTTTTATTTGCACTCAGTTGCTCTTTGAACAATGTGAGCCAATAGCGGCCTTTGCCATCTGTAAGTTTTGTTCCTGCTGGGATTGTTACGGCAGTATTTGAATTGGCTTTGACCCGTCCTGTTGCTTTAGAGCCACCGTTGCGTGGACATTCCAGACGTACAGCATGTAAATAAAGGAAAGGTTCATCAGCTGTAGCAACGAACATCTGTTTTTGAATGTAGATTTGATGATGGTACAAACCTTCTACTACTGAGGCAGTACCATCTGCACGTATCGCTGCATCAGAATCATCATTAATCGTTAAACCAGTCTTGTTTCTGATTTCCTGAACAATATCCTGACGAAGCTGGGAAAAGCTTTTTATTGAAAACGCCATATCAACCACCTACAGCCACAAAATATGGAATTGTTTGCTTTTCACCAGTTAGCTTTGTTACTTCAATAAGCAAATCAACTTGGCTTTGCATCGTTTGAGTGGCCTTTACAACAACTGAAGCAAGACGGTCTGGCACTAAGTCAGCTAAAGCTTCTTCAGCATATTGCTGCTCTAACTGGACAATACGTGGCACATCTTTTGACCGACGCAGCGTGTATGAACGGCTCCCTAGATTTTTATCCTTCCAGTACTTGCGACGATGTATGTTTAAACGCTGACAAACAGCCTGTACCACATCATCTTTAAATGCCTCATCAAGGCTGAGTAGCACATAATCTTTTGTTTCTAAATTAATAGTTCCCATAACTACTCCATAAGTTCTGATGGTGGTGGGCTATTGCCATGTGTATGAGGGTTATAGGCATCACGCATTTCTTGCATTGATCCTGTTTTATCTGAAATGTCCTCTGTGGCTTTGATATAGCCATCTACATCGACATTTCCTTTCATTTTGATGCCATCTTTTTTGAGCCAGATTGAATGACCGAATTGATCGTAAATACAGGTTTCACCTTCAGAAACATTGATAACTACAGAACCACCCATGGTTGCAATAACAATTGAACGTGAAGTTTTTCCCTGAAGCGGAAGCACGACAACTCGTGAGCCTTCAGGGATATAAGAGCTGAAACCCACTTGCTGAAATAGTTCGATTTCTTGAAGGGTCTCGTCAGGTAAACCTGTCAACTGAAGTACTTTTGAACCACCACGCGCCACAATGCCTTGGAATGACTGTCTGATTTGGCCTAAAGCCTTGTTAATTTGGCGTTGCACCATCTGAATCATTTGTTTTTCTCCTTTAAAATTAAAGGATTTGCCCAGTCGCCTTGGCGCTTTAGCAACAGCTTGGTGGTTTTGCCTTCTTGACGCGATAAATTAAAAGTACAGCCCACCACAGCCCATTTTGCTGTAGCACGGCTTAAAGCATTGGTTTCAATGTTTACATACCAGCCAGTAGCCCAAACCTTTCCATCAATCTGCCAATCAGGAACAACGGCAATCATAGTGTTGGCTTCAAAATCATTGTCTTTTTTTATTTTCTCAAGGGCCGCATCAGCTTCAGCTTGGGTTTCAACATCACTCAAAGTGACGATTTTCAGACGATTAAAGCTGTATTGAGTTTTTGCAGTGGTTTCTGAAAGAATGTGCTGACCGTTACCATCCTGACTAAGCACCTTGATTTCACTAAAAACATTAGAAACGTCATTGGTGTATTGCAGGCTTAAAACGTTGTTATCGTTGTTTAAAGGCTTAATCAGTTTTAAAGATGTTTTAACGTAATAAGGATTTGCGAATGGATCGCCAACCACCAACTTGCCGTCTGGCTCTAACCACACGTGTTGGCCTGTGACCTGTGCAGCTTTAATAAGTGCATCCCATAAGGATTCTGAAGGTTCTATTGATACTTTGTTCTTCAGCCAAGCATTATTTTGAATAGAAACATCGTGGAAGAGTGAACCAAGGTCACCATTCAAAATAAAACGACCAATAAGCTCTTCAAGCGTAATTTGACGGCCATTAAAGATAGGAACTGAGCAATCGATTAATTGACCAACTAAATCACGGCCAGATATCTCAAGGCCATAGCCATCACGGTTAATTCCTTCCTGCACACGGTCTGCAATTGATGTGAGGATCAGTTGGTTCGCAAAATAAAGCTGAACATGACTACCACCAGAAATACCCTCAGGTAAAGGCTGACCGTTTTTATGAAAAAGATTAAGGCTCCAGTTCTCAGCTGGAGTATCGATCTGGCTGTCTGCAACAGCATTATTCCAGCCTGCAATCTCGTATCCGCCAATGACCAGCTTGATTTCATTGCCTTGGTTATCTTGCATAGACTATGACCTCCATACCTACCTGAAGGACAGCTGGATTCATCAAATCCTGATTTAAACGCAAGATTTCATCTGCACGGCTCATGTCCTCATACAAATAATGAGCAAGCCAATGCAAGGTACATGGAACAGGTACGCGTACTTTCGTAATTGGTGGACGTGTTTCTATTAATTCTTGAATTTGAAGGTGGATCTGGTCAGCAGCTTCTTTATAGACCTGAATCTGAGCAATATTTTCAAATGAAGAACCTTCACGCTCTTCATTAATAGCCTGTTGTAGAGCTTTACGGACGTTCTGACGTACAACAGCAAGCTCCAACGGATTGAAGCTTATTGTGGTGTTTTCAGCCATTTCTTTACGTGTAGTGCTTACGACTTGTTGAGCAACAGCAATATTGCTAGCGATATAAGTGGCACGCCATGTCTGTTGTAATTCTGGTGATTCATCATCTTGAAAAAGTTTTTCAAAACGGTTCACACGGTTAATGACATCACGCCATTGCGAAATTGCAGAAATGTTGGTGTCGAAAGTGACCAGTTTAGTGATGTCATCAACCAAGCCAACCGCCCAATCTTTAGGCGATAAAATATCCTCTACGCCTTCTTTGACAATACCCATGTATTTACGGGCAGTTTCTAGGCCATTGCGGATACGATTAACTGTTTCAAATAGTTTGTTGTTATCGGAGAGTTTTAGCTTATCCAGTGCCTTTTCTAATGCGCTGGTCGGTGTATCAACAATCTTATTTGGTGCAATAGTTGCAGGGGTAGTAACAGGAATAAAAAGAGGCTTTTCTTTAGGATCACCTTCAACAAATTCAATTGAAATAGCACAATAATCAACGTTGTTGGCATCATGTTGAACACGGTATGTGTTCACATGAACATTCATAATACCGTGAATAGGATGAATTAATTCGCCAGCGCCAGTGGCCTCGAGCGCAGCTACCAATGCATCCATTGATTGTTTATAGTCAGTTCCAGAATAAATAGCATTAACTGAATATCGAAGAGGTTCGTTACCCATATCTTCAATCGATGCTTTGTTCGAGTATGGAGCTTGTTTGATTGCAAGCGTTTTAGACATACCATCGTCCACAGACGTGCATTCAAAATGAACACCACGAAAGCTTGCGTCTTGAAGATCAGTATCCCAGCCCATAAAAAAACCTCACTATTGTGAGGCTATTCTGTGAAATGTCTGGCTTTGATATAAGGCGGAAACGCTTCCGCTTATCTTTTCTGAAGATAGAATGGCGGAGCACCATGTCTTGCTTCTTGAGTTGCTGCATTGTGAGAAATGGCATCAAGAAGAGAACCACCTCCGTTAAATACCATGGGCTTATTTTGGCCCGTGACATTAATTAAGGCATTAATTCGATTGATCATTTCTTGGCTCAATTGATTTTGCTTTTGTTGCTCAGCAATTAATTGACTGCTTTTTTCTTCAGCTGAAGCTTGTTGGGCTTTGCCTTGTTCAATGGCTTGCTGCACAAAGTCTGGACGTTCACCACCTGAGCCAATACCGATCTTTGCAAGTAGGTCGCTGACCGTCTTATATCCAGCATCATCAATAGGTTTAAATAACTCAAAGCCCATGTATCCAGCACCGACAAGTCCTGCTGCTTTTGCAGCACTTGTGGCTTTGGAAGCTAAACCACCTCTTGTACCAGCAGGTAAGTCAGGAACTTTACCACCACCCATGGTACGAAGAGTAAAAGCTGCTGCACCAGCTGCTAAGGCAAGTCCACCAACTGCTACAGCGGCACCATAGGTAACACCAGCTAAATTTTCATTCTCTGAGGCAGTTTGGATTAATTTTTCTTTCAAATCACCTAATGATCCTGAAATAGCATCATAGGCTTTAGACTGTGCAAAAAGTTTTTCCTGATTTAATGCTTGATCTTTAGCCCATTCTGTCTGGCTAACCATTGAATAATCAGAAGCAACCGTACCAGCAGCATTAGGTAGCTGCTTTCTTAAATCATTTAAAGTATCTTTGTTATAAACCACACTTAAAGCAGCCATGAGAGCTTGTCTGTCTGCAATAATCTCACCAATTTCCGAACCCATCGCGATGTTGCTCATATCTTCCAAGGCAGCTTTGCGCGCTTCTGAATTGGAAGATGCAGCCTGCTTCTGAAGCTTTGTATATTGCGCATTACCAGCAAGTTGTCGTTCTAATAATTTTACAAATGCTTCAACACCATAGACACCTTGCTCACGCTGTTGAATGGAATAACTATTCCAGTCAAAGACCTGTTTTGGTTTTTTCTTGCCATCGGATTTTGTAGGATCGCCAGACTGAGCGACAACCGCATCACTAATAGATTTACTAAATTCTCGGCTTGATAGTTTTGCGAGCAAGTTGACTACATTATTACCCGCCTCATCAGCAGTACCAGCTGTTTTCATGGCAACTTGGTTCATTGCAACCAGTTCAACATAACCTTTTTCGCCACTGTAGCCAACAGCACGGGCAGCAGCCATTTGTTGAGCCAGCCATTTCGACATATCTTTATATTCAAAGCTGCCCAGTTGACCACCACGCACCGCAATATCGTGACCACGCTGCAAATCAGTGATACCAAAGTCCTGCATACGTGTTGTCAGCGTAGCTGCGTCTGTAGCCGTCGCACCTGTTGCAAAGGCTGTTTTAACTGCGGTATTTAATGCTGGAGCAACATTGTTAAGTTCGTATTTACCTGAAGCGATTAATGCATTTGCAGCTTCAGCAGCATCTTCACGGGTTCCGCCACCACCCCGAACAGCCA